GCGGCGGGATAAGTTGCGCCGGCTGGGAGCGCACTGGCTTGCAAAGGCGGTTGATAGGGCGAGGGAGCCTGATGCAACGACCAAGCTCACAGGTGCCGCCTGTGAGTGACCAGAAAAGCCGCCGCGCTTCCCGGCATCCTGTGAAGCGCCTTGTTAAATGAGCGTACCTATGTGGCCAAAACAACCGACATATTGGCAGATTGATAAGACTCTGAAGGTGTCGATTCCTTTTACATGGGAGTTACCAGGAGTTCTTGCCAATCTGCGGCAACATTCCATTTGGTGGGACAATGCCATTGTCGGTGGCCCTGCCGTTGAGCTTATGCCTGGATTCTTTGACTCCCTGGATTATGTGCAGGAAGGCCACGATGAACCAGGGGTGCTGCAAAGGGTAAACCAACTTGCAACCCGTACAACCGTTGGCTGTGTTCGGCGGTGTGGGTTCTGCGCGATCGGCACGGGAAGGATTGAGGGAGAATATCGGGAACTGGAAGAATGGCCAAACTTGCCGATGATTACCGACAACAACCTTCTCGCCGCAAGCAAGGCGCATTTTGACAAGGTTATTGACCGGCTTGTTCTGCATGGGTGGGCCGATTTCAATCAGGGCGTTGACTCTCGACTGCTGACCGACTACCACGCCGCCCGGTTTGCCGAGATAAAAAAGCCGACGATCCGGCTTGCACTGGACCACATGGACTACCGGGAAAAGTGGCAAGAGGCTTTCGACCGGCTCAGAAGCGCCGGGATTGCCAAGAGAAACATTTCTTCCTACTGCCTGGTCGGATTCACGAGCGGTCCACGCGAAAGCTGGCAACGGTGCGAGTGGGTGGAGAGCCACGGAGTGAAAGCCTACCCAATGTGGTTCCATGCCCTGGACCAGCTACAAAAGAACATCGTGACCGATGAGCAGCACCGCCTCGGATGGGACGACGAACAACGCCGCCACATCATGGGGTATTATTACAAGCACCGTGGCACTGCCCCTGAATATGCAGTAGCCATTTAACGCCTAGTTCAGCGCGCGGCCGAAGGCCGTCCGCTGCAACGTGGAGTTATGTTTCGCGTGCCACATAAAACACTTGACACGTTTATTTCGTGTGCTACACTTTAGTCGTGGTAAGCGATAGTCGCGAACCGAAAACAAGGAGCAAGCGATGAACATCACCTACACCTTCTCGGCAGACTGCCCGACCGAAGCGCTGCGAGGCGTAACCTTTACCGGTGGAGAACTCACCCGCATCAAGATCGGCAACCAGGTGGTTGATGCTGTCGCCTTCAAGTGCCCGAAGATCAACGGCCAACTTGTTACCGCTCGCCTGGACAACAAGCCGGACCTGCAAGCCATCGTTGCCGCAGCGAAGGAAGAGGCGCAGCGCGTAGCCGATGCCAAGCGGGCGGCGCTGGAGACAGCGGTTCCGGGGCTGGCGCAGTACGAGACTGCCATGCGCAACTACTACAACGCCCAGGCCGCCTACGACCGCGCCTCTGAACGCGGCTACCCGGCCAAAGAGGCCGCTGCTGCCGATGCTGCCGACAAGGCGCTGCAAGCGGTCCATGAACAATACCCGGCCACGGTGGCTTACCGCGAAATTGATGCTTTCCGCCTGGCGAGCAACTACGACAAATCGGCTGCGGGCGACAGGGCTATGCGTGCGCTCGAAGCTGGCGGCAACATCTTCGAGGTGGCCGAAACCATGCGCAGCGAGTGGAAGACCGCCGCCGAACGTGCGATGTGGAACTCATGAGCAACAAGAAACAAGGCCCCGGCAAAGGGCCAACAAACCTAAGCGGGGCGCGGGGTGCCTCGCCGGTTATCCGGTTTCGGGCGCCCGAGGAATTGAAGGCCGCCGCACAAGAAAAGGCGGCGCGCACCGGTGAAGACCTGGCGGAAGTAATGCGCGAACTGCTGCGGCGGTGGGTAGCGCGGAAGTGAAACATAACAGAGATTAAGCCGCATCGATGCGGATAAACACAATGGAGGTGGGCAATGAACGTGCGGGATGCGCTTGACATGATGCGGAACACTGTCCGCTTTAAACGGTATTCGCTGAAAACGGAAAAGTCGTATCTTGGTTGGTTGAAGCGCTACTGTCTCTATTGTCAAGCGAATCCTGCCGGCGGATCTGAGGAGAAGATTAAATGGTTTCTGGCTGATTTGGCGAACCGGCGCAATGTGAGTGCGGCGACGCAGCGGCAGGCGCTCAACGCCATTGTCTTTTTTTACAAGCATTGCATCAGGGCCGAACTCGGCGATTTTGCCGATTTTGCCAGGGCGAAACGGGGGCGGAAATTGCCGGTAGTGCTATCGAGACAGGAGGCTTTCGCCATGCTTGACCACCTGTCCGGGCAAATGCGGCTGATTGTCTCGTTGCTGTATGGCTGCGGGCTACGGCTCAACGAATGCCTGCGGTTGCGGGTCAAAGATGTTGATTTCGACCGGCGGACTGTGATCGTTCGGCATGGTAAGGGCGGCAAGGATCGTTTTGTCATGCTGCCTGCGGCGGTGGCGGTAGATTTGCGGGCGCAGATCGACGAGGTAGGACGGCTGCACAGGAGAGAAGCAGCGGCCGGGATCAGTGATGTGGAGATGCCGTTTGCGGTGGCGCGGAAATATCCGAACGCCTGCCGGGAATTGGCGTGGCAATGGGTATTCCCGGCAAAGAAGCGATCTGTGTGCCCGCGAACAGGCGCGGTGCGGCGGCACCATATCCACGACAGCGCAGTGCAAAAAGAGGTGAAGCGGGCGGCCCGGCTGGCCGGGGTCGCCAAACAGGTGGGGCCGCATACGCTACGGCATTCATTTGCCACCCATCTGCTTGAGGACGGGCACGACATCCGCACCGTGCAGGAACTGCTAGGCCACAAGGATGTGACCACCACCATGATCTATACCCATGTTATGGGGGTGTGCACAAGTGTCCGTAGTCCGCTTGACCGGTTGGCGGCATGAAAAACGCGGTGAAACAGCAAATAGAGACAACAATCCCCGGATGGCTGCCGGCTGGGATGGCGGCACGGTTGCCGGAAAAGATTGAGTTCCGGTTTTCCCGGGCCGAGCGGGCCGCGTACCGCAAGCGGAAGCCGATGGCGGTGTCTGCCTGGTGCGAGCGTTATCGGGTGGTGTCGCTTTCGTCATTGCCAGGACCGTGGAAAAACGAGGTGACCCCGTACCTGGCCGGGATTATGGACGCGTCGTTTTTCCCGTCAGTGCGGGAGACGGTGATTTGCGCGACCCCGCAGACCGGCAAAAGCGAGTCGATTAACAACTGTATTGCCTATGCGGCGGACCGGGCGCCGGGCCCGGCGCTTTATGTTTATCCGGACGAGACGACGGCGCGGGAGAATTGCCAGGACCGCATCACGCCGATGTTTACCTCGTCGGCGCGGCTGCGGGAGCTGATGAGTGGGAGAGACGATGATGCTGGGGCGCTCAAACTGAAGTTGTCCGGTATGCCGATCTATATGGCATGGGCCACCTCAGTGGCGCGGTTGGCAAATAAGCCCTGTCGCTATGTGGTGTTTGACGAGATCGATAAATATGCGGCCAGTAACCGCAAAGAGACAGACCCGATTTCCCTGGGTGAGTTGCGGGCGGTAACGTTTCGGTGGACATCGAAGATCTGGAAAATTTCGACGCCGACTGTTGAGAGCGGCTATATCTGGCAGGCGCTGCTGTCTGCGCAGGTGATTTTTGAATATGTGGTGCGCTGCCCATTGTGCGGGGCGGAGCAGGTGATGATGTTCGGCGGGCCGGAGACGCGGGGGGGAATCAAGTTCCCGGATGACGAGCGCGATCCGGATGCCATCGAGCTGTTGTCGCTGGCCTGGTATGAGTGCGAGGAATGCGGCGGCAGGTGGAGTGATTATCTGCGGGATAAGGCGGTGCGGGCTGGATACTGGCGGGCCAAGGGCGACGGCCGGGAGCTGCACCGGTATTTGGCGGACGAGCGGCCGCGCAAGATCGCCTTTCACGTCCCAGCATGGCTATCCACCTTTGTGTCGCTTTCCAAGGTGGCGGCGGCATTCTTGCGCTGTAAGCCGGATGGTAAGCTCAACCTGAATGCTTATAAAAACTTTTGCAATGCCTTCAAGGCGGAACCGTGGTTCCATGTCAAGCAAGATAGGCAGGAAGACGCGGTGTTGGCATTGCGGGATGACCGGCCGGAAGGAATGGTGCCGGCCGGTGGGGTGGCGGCCGGGCTGCTGGCCGGGGTTGACACCCAGGACAATGGGTTCTGGTATGAGATCCGCGCCTTTGGCTATGGGCAGGCGTTGCCGAGCTGGGGAGTGCGGGCCGGGTTTGTCGATTCGATCGCCGGCTTGGAGGAGGTGTTGTTTGCTCACCGGTATGCCGACGCGGACGGGGCCGAATATCACGTCCAGGCGGCGGCCATCGATGCCATGGGGCACCGGACCGCCGAGGTGTACGACCTCTGCCGCAAGTACCGGGGGCGGCTGGTGCCGTTGAAAGGCGAAAGGAACATGGCTGGCCCGCACGCCTGGAGTAATATTGAATACTACCCAGGCACGAGCAAGCCGATACCAGGCGGGATTAAGTTGTTCCGGGTCAACACCAACTATTTCAAGGACGTTTTGGCGGCAAAGCTGGAGATCGGTCCGGCCGGTCCGGGGGCGTGGTTGCTGCATGGCTGGTATGATGAGCGCTGGGCGGCGATGCTGTGCGCTGAGTTCATCAATGATGCTGGGACTTGGGAGTGTCCGGCCGGCCGCGACAATCACGGCTGGGACTGCGGGGTGTATTTCCTCGCCCTGGCTGATCTGCTCGGGGTTCGGTTCCGCCGACAGCCGGGGGAAGAGGCGGCGCCGCCGACGCGGGAAAAAACAGAGAAACCACGGAGGTGGTGATGTCGGCATTGGTTGGGATGAAACAGATTTGCGGGTATGTCAATCGAAGTGAAGCGACGGTGTTGGTGTTGATTCGTGAATGGGATATGCCGGCGCGGAAGATCTGTGGAATATGGGAGAGTGACACGGAGTTGATTGACCGCTGGCGAGTGGCGATGATTTCCGGATGTGCGGCTGATGATGGGGGAGAAACCATGAAAAGGGGCAAAAGGAGGTGATTGGTGATGGCAAAGGCAACTTATGTCACGATCGGTGGCAAAAAGTACCGTGAAGGGAGAACCGGCGTTTCCGGTGGGTAACAACTGCTAGATTGGCAACAAAAAAAACAGAGGACGAGGAATGGGGGTTGAACTGTTTTTGCCGGTGAAGACGGCGGCGGCTATGTTCGACAGCGTGTTGGTTGGTTTTTCCGGCGGCAAGGATTCAATTGTCACCCTCGACCTCTGTTTCCGCCATTTCAGGCGGGTGGTGCCGTATTTTCTCTATCTGGTGCCGGGGCTGTCTTTCCAAGAGGCTCAATTACGCTGGTATGAGCAGCGGTACGACGTTCAGATCGAGCGGTTGCCTCATCCGATGTTGTCGTTCTGGCTGAAATGGGGGGTATTCCGGCAGGCGCATCGTGACTGGCCGGAGATAGGGTTCAACGACATTTATCACTATCTGCGTTTGCAGCATGGGGTGGAGTGGATTGCTGCAGGGGAGCGGATCGCCGATTCCATTGTGCGGCGGGCGATGATTAAAAAAAGTTCGAGCATTGACGTGAAAAGGTGGCGGGTGTATCCGGTGGCGCACTTCCGCAAAAACGATATTCTCGCCTATGTTAAGCGGCATCGCTTGAAGATGGCGCCGGAATATCGGGTGCTGGGCTGGTCGTTCCGCTCGCTTGATCCGGCGGACATGGTGAAGATCAGGGCGCACTACCCGGCTGATTTTGCGCGGATTTGCAAATTTTTTCCTTTTGTGGAGGCTGGCTGTGTCAAAGAAGAAATCGGAAACCGTGATCGCAAAAACAAAGCATCAGCGTTTTGAGATGCGCACCATGCGGCGCTCGGAGATCCGGGAGGCGCCGTATAATCCGCGGCTGATCACAGAGCAGAACAAAAAGAAGCTCAAGGGGAAAATCAAGGAGGTTGGCTTGCTGACGCCGTTGGTGGTGAACGCCAGGACCGGCAATCTGGTCAGCGGGCATCAGCGGTTGGCCAGCATCGACAGCCTGGAGCGGGGCCGGGAATATGAGATTGACGTGTCGGTGATCGATGTTGACGAGCAAACCGAAAAGGAAATGGTTGTTTTTTTTAACAACCCATCGGCCCAGGGGGAATGGAATCTCGACATGCTGGCCGATCTCAACCTGGAGCACGGCATTGATTTTGCTGAGATGGGGTTCGAGGCATTTGACGTGAATATGCTGTTTGAGGGGGATGCCCGCTTTGCCCGCATTTTTGTTGATGAGGAAGAGATTGTAGAGACGGGGGAGAAGCTGCGGGAGATCAAGGAACAGCGCGGGAAAATGAACGAGCGCATGCAGGAGCGCAACCAGGGGAATTTTTATTTCACGGTGGTGTGCCGGGACGATGGGGAGAAGAAAGAGTTGCTGACGGCGCTGGGTGTGCCGGTGTTTGAGCAATTTGTCGAGGGTGCGTATGTGATGGAGAATTTGCGGCAAGGGCCGCTTGGCCGGGTGAAAAAGCATGGGTGACAGGTGCTTGTCCGGCCACCCATGGGAGAATCAGCCGAGCTTTGACATGGTGGCATTGTCCGGCGTCCACAGGGAGAGCCGGCCTGTGACGGGGTGATTGGCCACCGGCTTTGGATTGGCTAATAGCCAGGCAAAATCACCACCGTAAAAATAATCAAGGCATGAGGCCGGCAGATCGTCCACATCCATCGGCCGGCAATCGACCAGGTCAACCAGGCAGATGGTGCAGCCGGTTGGCCCGAGTCCAGACGGGTTTCGGCTGGCGGTGATGAGCAGCGGTCCTCGGTATTTGGTGGGCCAGCTCCGCACCTCTATGGTTTTTTGGCCCATGGCGATGAGCGACGCCCATGGTTGACGGATGGTGAGACCCTTCATTCCTCGCCTCCATCCGGCTGGAGTTTGTCTATTTGCTCGGTCCATAGACCTTCCGCCTCGTGGTTTCTCCACATCCAGCGGCACCAGTCGAGCATGGCAATGGTTTCCATGTCGGTGAGCGCGGCGATTTTGGCGAGCAGGGCCGGGCCGTCGATCTCCCATTTTTTGTCCATACCATCGAGGGCAATGCCGTCCGAAACCTGGTGATGGAGGCCGCCGTGCAGCCAAATCGACACCTGGGAGCTGTCAAAAAAAGTTGAGTTTTGCACGTCGAGAAGCAGTTTCGCCTCTCGCCGCGTTATTTTTTTTCTTGCCGTGGCCAGGCCGCGATCAAGCATGGCCCAGCACAGGGAGAGATCATCTTGGATTTGGGCTGAAAAGGCAACGTCCTGGGCGGCCCTGTTTTTTATCCGCGCCTCGATGGGCGCGGGTAGACTGATTGACGCCATTTTTTTTCTCCTTTTTGGCCGCGGCTTGTCGTTATAGAGGGCCGCCATCTTTTTTTTAAGGCCAGCGGGCTGCTACATCCGCAGATCGTATATGTGCAGGTCCACAGGGGTAAAAGTCGGCCTCTCCCCCTCTGGCGCTCGGATGGCGTTTTCGAACACCCCGATGAGGAACTCGTGGGCCAAGCGGAGCGCAGCGGCAGGGTGAACTACCACCACACCCACAAACGGCCCCGCCGCGTAAACCCTGGCGGGGGTGACACTGAACGCATCGGCGTCACCAATGGGGATCAAATCTATCCCCATCGACTCCGCGATGGTCAGTTGTTCAGCCGTCGGCTGGTGACGGCTGAGGAACGCAAATTTTCCGGCGTAATCACTCATTTAATTTCCTCCTTTTCGTTGTTATGCCGGGTGATATCCGGCCCGGACTGGTATTCCTACAGATATCCACCGCCACTCCGAGTCGAGAAAGAACTCTGTCTCGATAGATACCCTGTGAGCCTCACGGTAAACGAACCGAGGGGCTGGCTTATGCTGCACCACGGTTCGGACGACGACATCGTTATCCGTACTTGCACCAGCCAAGCGGCAGTGCTTGGCCCATTTCGCCTTGAGGTGTTTGGCCTGGCGAAGGCCATCGAGGCGTCGCAATGTCTCCTCACTATGTTTCGGGAGGGTGCGGACCTGATATCGATCCGTCGTCTGTGTCCACCACACGACACCATTAAAGACGTGTGTGATAGGGGTTTTGAGTGGCCTGGTTTCGTATTTGATTCCAGACCTAATCTCTCTGCGAGAGAGGCGGGCATCAAGGTTGTTCGCCCTCCAGGTGTGCCATGATGATTCCAGCCTGGCAATCTCTACCGCCGGATTTTCCATCGTGATTTTCCTGGTGGAGACGTGGGATTTTTGGCGGGGGCGCTCGACAAGAGGCTGCTCCACAAACCTCTTGTTGTACTCCTCCAGTGCCGATACCACGTCGGCGGTGGAGCAGACCGGGCCATACTGGTATCCCGCGTACCTTAGCCGTGCCTCCATCAGGTAGTGGAGAGGGCCATACACCGGCGCATAGGCCTGCGTACGGGGGTTGACCACGCACCTTGCCAGGCAAGTGCGGTTATCATCGAACAATCCGATGACAACGACCCCGGTGTGAGCGAGGGAGCGCCACACCTCGCGGTATTGGTCCCGCCGCGATTGTGTTTTCGACTGGCAAGATGGGCATGACAACAGTGCGTCATCCCACACATTGCCGTTACCATCTGCCAGGCAATCGAGCCCGGCGATGGTGTATTTCACGCTCTCCACGAGAGCGGAAAAGTCCTGACCGAAACCTTCCGGCGCAAAACGCCGAAGGAATTTACCAGGTCGGACATCGACCGGTATGGTCAGGATCAGGTCGTACATCATGCACCTCCCAGTAGCCTCGCGGGGCGTTAAGGTGGCGGGCTGGGGTGATTCCCTTGCCCTTCATGATCATAATATAATAATTAGTTATTATAGTGTCAATATAAAAATAACAATGCATTATTATTTTTATATTATCAATATATTGCACCGCAACAGGTGGTATTGTTGAAGCCGTACAAGCACAATATTTTGTGGTTTCCGGCTAAACAAAAAAAATATGTCAAGCGCAAAAAACACCAGAAAATCATTATGGTCAGAAAATAACACCCAATCTCCCCTCACAGGCCCACATCAATCAATATAGTCAAAAAGTGCATGGTAGTCTCCTGCCATGGCTACCACCACATTTTCCTCCTGGGCCGCGGTCCGCGATGCTTTGCTCGATGCGATGGCCCGCCGTGATTTTTCCCGGCAGTCGGCCAATGTCGCCGGGTCGGAGATCTCCTGGAGTTCGTTTGCCGAACTGCGGGAGGCGATTGAGTATGCCGAGTTCCGGGCGGCGCGGGAGGCGGGCGGCGCCTCATACCGGGTCTATGCCCGGCAGGGAGGGCGCGGGGCATGAGAGGGTTACGCGTCATCGAGTCCGGCATCGATCGGCTGGTCGGGGTGTTTTTCCCCCGGGCGGAGGGCCGCCGGCGGCTGGCGCGGGCCATGTTGCCGGGCCTGCGGTCCGCCACCTATGCGGCGGCGGACTCGCCTCGCACCATTGGCGGCTGGGCGCCGGTTGACTCCGGCATCAACGATATTATCAGCAACTCATCCACGGCGGTGCGGGCGCGGGTGCGCCAGTTGGTCCGTGATTTCCCTTATTTTGCCAGGGCGGTCAATGTCCTGGTTGATTATGTCGTCGGGGCCGGCATCATCCCCCAGTGCCGCATTGCCGGCCCTGACGGCGTCCTCAATCAGCAGATCAATGCCATGGTTGAGGACGCCTGGGCGCGTTGGGCCGATGAGTCTGATTTCGGCGGTCGTCTCCATCTTTACGAGATGATGCAGCTTGCCAAGCGCCAGGATCTCGAATGCGGCGAGTTTTTGTTGATCCGGCGGTCACTGCGGGAGCGGGGCCGGTATCTGCCCATCTGTTTGCAGATGGTGGAAAGCGACTGGCTGACCAGCCATGGGGCTGTTGCCGTCGGTCGCACCAGTGAGATCCATGACGGGGTGGAATATGACCGGGAGAGCGGGCGGACCATTGCTTACCATTTCACCGATCCGGACGGCTGGGGCAAGACAACGCGGGTTTTGGCCGCCGATGTGGTCCACGGCTTCAAGACCATGCGGCCCGGCCAGTTGCGGGGGATTTCCGAGTTTGCCCCGGGGGTGCTGGTGGCCCGCGACCTCCACACCTACATGGAGACGGAGATCGACACCGCCAAGCTGGCGGCCAAGTATCTCGCCTTTGTGACCACCCCGGATATTTTCGGGCGGCAGGAAGCAACCACCTCGGTGGATGCGATCACCGGCAAACGGCTCGACGAGATGGAAAACGCCATCATCGAGTATCTGCGGCCGGGGGAGCAGGTCAATATTGCCAGCAACCCGCGGCCGGGGGACAACTTCCCGCCGATGGTCAAACTTATTCTGACCATGCTCGCCATTACTACCGGGGTGCCGTATGACATCCTGTCCGGCAATTACGAGGGGATGAATTATTCGACCGGCAAGATGGTCCGCAACGATTTTTCCCAGCAGTTGCGGCCGGTGGCCGTTCGGCATATCCGCCATTTCTGCACCCCGCTGTGGCGGGCCTTTCTTGATGCCGCCGTATTGGCCGGCCGCCTGCCGTTCCCTGACTATTTCATCAACCCCGCCCCTTATCAAAAAGTTGAATGGCAACCGCCTGGGATGGAATCCATCGACCCGAGCCGCGAGACAAAGAGCCTGGTCGATCAGGTGGCGGCCGGGCTGCGCTCACCACAGGAAATTGTCAAGAGCCGCGGCCGCGACCTGGAAGAGGTTTACCGGGAAATCCGGGCGGCAAAGGACATGGCGGCGGCGCTTGACCTTAATTTTGATCTCAACGAGATCAGCACGGCGCTGGCCAACAATCCGGCCGCCATTGCCGAGCAATAGGAGGAGACATGGAGAGAACATATCGGGCCTTTTCCATCAGGTTGCAGGGTGACGGCCCGGCCACCCTGGACACGGAAACGCGGTCGCTTGACGTGACCTGCGCCACTGAAAATCCGGTGCGGGTCTTTGACTGGCAGCGTTATGAGATGCTCGATGAAGTTTTGTTGATGAGCGGCTGCCGGATGCCGGACAACCGGCAAGTGCCGTTACTCGACAGTCATCATCGGAATAGCACGGCCAGCGTCATCGGCTCGTGTCGTAATCTGCGCATTGAGGGTGGCGTTTTGGTCGGCCGTGCTTTTTTTGCGGCGGACAAAGGCGCTGACTCAGCATGGGGCAAGACCCGCGACGGCCATATCACGGATTTTTCTATCGGCTACCGGGTAGATGACGCGGTGTGGGTGCCGGAGGGGGAGACGGCGATGGTTGACGGCCGCAGCTTTGCCGGGCCGGTCCGGGTGGCGACCAAGTGGAGCGTCAGAGAATTATCCGTTTGCCCGATTGGGGCAGACGAGGCCGCCAAGGCACGGGCTGAGGCGGAGCATGGAAAACAGGCAAGGGCCGAGAACCCCGCGCCGCATACCAAGGAGACCGTTATGGATGAGAGACTGCGGGCCTTCCTCGAAAGCCGGGGACTGGCCAAGGACGCAAACGAGGCGGCGGCGTGGGATTTTCTGCGCACGCTGGACAAGAAAGAGCAGGAGGCCGGCCGCAGCCATGCCGATGTTGATGCGGCGGTGCGGGCTGCCATTGAGGCGGAGCGGCTGCGTTCTGCCGAGATCGTCGCCATGGGCGGCCGCTTCGGCTGCGACGAGCTGGCCCGAGAGCTGGTGAAGACCGGCGCGTCGGTGGACGTAGCCAGGGCCAAGGTGCTGGAGCACGTCGAGGCGGAGCGCAGCCAGGCACCGGCCCCGGCCTTTCGGGTGGCGATTGGCGCCGATGAGCGCGACAAATTCCGGGGAGCGGCCGAGGATGCCATCTGTATGCGGTCCGGCCTGGTCATCGCCCAGCCTGCCCAGGGGGCAAGCGATCTGATGGGACATTCCCTCCGCGAGCTGGCCCGTCATTCCCTGTTGCTGGCCGGGCAGCCTACCGGCGGCAATGTGATGGAGATGGTGGGACGCGCCATGACCACAGGTGATTTCCCCTTGCTTTTGGGGAACGTCGCCAACAAGAGCTTGCTTGCCGGTTACGAGACGGCGCCGGAGACCTGGCGGGAGTGGTGCCAGACCGGGTCCGCCTCTGATTTCAAAACCCACGACATCGTCTCGGTTTCCGAGACCGAGGACCTCGACCAGATCAGCGAGAGCCAGCCGTATGCCTACGGCAAGCAGGCGGATGCCCGGGAACAGTACCAGGTGGTGACCTATGGCAAGCTCTTTGCCATCACCAGGCAAACCATCATCAACGATGATTTGGCGGCGCTGACCGATATCCCGATGAAACACGGAGAAGCAGCGGCCCGCAAGGTCGGGGATCTGCCCTATGCGGTGCTCACCGCCAACGCGGCGATGCGCGATTCGGTCGCCCTGTTCCATGCCAACCATGGCAACCTCGGCACCGCCGGGGTTGTGTCGGAAACGACCCTTGCCGAGGCGATCAAGTTGATGAAGCTGCAGAAGGATCTGTTGTCGAAACGGCGGCTCAACATCCGGCCGCAGTATTTCATCGCGCCGGTGACCATCGAGGGGGCGGCGGAGATCTTTTTCTCATCCAACCAATTTTCCGGATCGGCGGTCGATTCGACCCGGACCAACCCCTATGCCGGCACCCGGTTTATCCGTGTCTATGACGCCCGGCTCGATGACAGCTCCACCACCGCCTATTACCTGGCCGGCCCCAAGGGCAAGACGGTCACCGTCTTTTTCCTCAACGGCCAGCAGACCCCGTTTCTGGAGACTCGCCAGGGCTGGAGCGTGGACGGGGTGGAATACAAGGTGCGCATCGACGCCGGGGCCAAGGCGGTGGACTGGAAAGCCTTGGTCAAAAACGCCGGGGCATAATGACTGACATCAAGGGGGCGGCTGCCGCCCCCATTGCATGACAAGGAGAGAATACCATGCAGAGACAAGGACTCGAACCCGCCAAGCGGGTTGCTTATTTTGAATATGATTTCGCCAAGGATGGTGGCGCGGTGGGCGACATCGCCCTGCGCGGCGACCGGCTGCCCAATGACGCGGTGATTACCTCCGGAATGATCCACGTCAACACCGCGGTGACCTCCGGCGGGTTGGCAACGGTGGCGCTCTCGGTGCTGGCCGCCGAAGATGTGCTGGCGGCGACGGCAAAAGCAAGCCTGACCCTGAACGCCCTGCTTGACACCGTGCCGGTGGGCACGGCGGCCACCGCCATCCGCACCACCTCGGCCGGGCTCGGGGTGACGATGAGCATTGCGGTGGCGGCGTTGACCGCCGGCAAGATCACCGTGGCGCTGGAGTATCTGTAAGGCGATGGCCTGGGCTGATGACATCGCCGCGGTGGCGGCGGACATATTTGATCTGGCCGGGGAGACGGTGTGGTACACGCCAACCGCGTACCCGTTCACGGTCGAGGTGTCGGCGGTTTTCCGGCCGTTGAATCCGGATGATGTCATCGGCCCCCATATCATGGCTGACGATGTGGTGTGCCAGGTGCAGGCAAGCGCCCTGCAGGATGATCCGGAACGCGGCGACATTGTCGAGCGCAATCCGGATGCGGTGTGGCCTGATCGTTTCGAGGTGGTCGAGCGGATGCTGTTGCCTGGCGGGGTGTGGCAGTTGGTGTGCCGGAAAAACATCAGGGTGACGCCATGATTGATATGGTGATCGACAAAAGCGGTCTGGCGCAACTTGCGGCCAGGTTCCCCAAGGCGCACAAGGTTGCGCTGGTGGCGGCGCTGCGATCCGAATCGTACCGGCTGGCCGGGTTGATCAAGGATTACGGCCGCAGCCAGGGCGAGGGGAAGTGGAGCTATGCGCCGGTGACCAAATACCTGCGCAAGAGCGGCGGCTATGGCCGCTGGCTGGCCAGGTACACCCGCTATTTTGTTGATGACGAAAATTTAACCGCTTGGGCCGGGATGATCTCCCGGCAGGTCGGCGGCAAGAAGGATCTGAAATTCGAGCCGATTTCCCGGGGCTTTGCTGCCTCGGCGGTGCGGTTGTCGTCCGGGTTTTACCTGACCATCAGCGGCCGGCAGCAGCGGGCGATTGCCAAGCGGTTGTTGCGGCCTGATTCAAGGCAGTTTTCCCGGTTCAAAACCGCCGCCGGGGCGCAGCGGCGCTGGAACACCCTGGCCGGGGTGATTCCACGGGCCGGGGTGCGGCGGGTGGCGGCGCGGCCGTTTGTCGAACCGGTATTGCAGCGGGAGCGGCAACGGAGCCTGCGCAATGTGCAGGCCCTTTATTTGACCAGGATCATGGGGGGCCGCTGGAAATCGAGCTGGGCGCGTGATTGGGGGAACAGCGGATGAGTGTGCGCGGAGATCTGCGGGCGGCGCTGGTGACGGCGATTGCCGCGGCAACCGGGTTGGCGGCCGGGACCTGGGACGGTGAAGAGGCGGTGTTCAACAGCGCCCATGCCTGGCCGGGGATCGCGGTGGCCTATGCCGGGGTTGATTTTGGCGAAAGCCTGGAGATCGGCGCGGCGACATATTCACGCGCCCATTTGTTTCATGTTTTTGTTTTTGCCGCGACCGCCGGGGCGACCGGCGGGGACGTGACGGCCATGGGGTTGCTTGAAGACATCGAAAAGACCGTGGCAGGGCAACTGCTCGCCGCTGCCGGGTTGGCGGAAATCGTCGGGGAAGAGCTTGTTCAGGCGCACATGGGGAGATTCCTTTATGTGCAGACCTGGCGGCTTGAAATGGTCGAATCGCATTGATGAGCCGCTTGCCGGCTGTAAAAAAAGGAGAATGTCATGAGCTTGAATAATCGTTTGACCCTGGCGAGGGAGCACACCATTTTTGCCGTACCGGAAACCACGGTCGGGACGCTGGTTTTCCCGAGCGCCGGTGATCTGGTGGTGCCGGCCGGGTATGGCAGCATCGGCCAGGTGCCGACCTATACCGACAGCGAGGAGATTGTTGACTCGCGTTCGCTGCTCAACCAGTTCCGCGACGCGTTGCCGGCCGGTGACTGGTCGATACCGATGTATCTGCGGCCGTCCGGGACCGCAGGCAGTGTGCCGCAGGGCGCCACCATGCTGGAGGCGCTGTTCGGCACCGAGACCATTGTCGGCTCGACCTCGGTCACCTATTCGCTGGCAACGGCGCTGCCCTCTTTTTCCCTGTGGACCAAATACGGTGACACCGTGTTTTTTGCCAAAGGGGCGACGGTTGAGCAAACCAGGCTTGCCGCCAGCAAAAAGGGGGCGGTCAAGTTTGAAATGAGCGGCAAGTTTATGGCAATGGGTTGGGTCGGGACCGATGAACTTAATGCGGCGGTTGATTATGTCGCCACTCCGATCACCTCGATTGTTGTCAAGGATGCCAAGAAATATTGCGTCGGCGGCAAGATCAAGGTGGGCAGCGATGACAACAGCGGCAGTGGCTACGCGATCAGCGCGGTGACCATCGCCACCAATACCCTGACTATCTCTCCTGGCCTGACTGCCGATTTTGCCGCCGACACGGTAGTGGCGCCATTTTTGCCGACCGGGACAATCATCGGTGATCCGGTGGAAAGCAACAGTATCACCATCAGTCTTGACGGCGGCAGTACGACCGCCAAGATCAAGAGCTTTGACATCACGATGACCAACGGCATTGTTTACCAAGAGGACGAGATCAGCGACGAGGAAAACCCTACCGCCTATGTCGAGGGGCAGCGTTCGGTTAAGGGCTCGGTGACCGTCAACATGCGGCGCGATGACGTTAAATATTTTTACGACGGGCTCAATGCCGGCCAGGAGGTTGGTGTCGAGCTGGTGATGGGGGCAGATGCAGGCAGTATCGCCACCATGACCATGGACAAATGCCGATTGACTTTGCCCCAGATAAGTCCGGCATCACCGACCGTTGAGTTGCGGATGGACCTTGCCGCGCTGGGCACCAGCGGCGAGGACGAAATTGAACTGGTGCTGACCTGATAAGGGGACTTATGCGGCTGAGAACAAAAGCGGATGTGGCTGGTTTTGAGGTGGTGGTGGGCGATGCGGTGATTATCGCCAGGCCGATGACGGCAAGTGAGCTTTCCCGCCTGCGGGCGCGGCACACCACCTATAAGCGCGGGGTGGAAACGCTCGACTCCACGGCGATGACCCGGGAGATGTTTGACCGGGTGGTGACTGATTGGCGCGGGGTGGATGACGAGGCCGGCGAGCCGCTGCCATGCACGGCTGAGAACAAGCGGGCTATTGCCGAGTTTGAGCCGGCGTTTGTCGGCGAGGTGCTGGCCGCCGTGGCCGACGAGGATCAGGCCCGCCGTAATGCCATCGCGGGAAACTGACAGGCTGGGTTGAGTGGCATCTCAACCCAGCCGTCACCCAGTGTGAAGAGTGTTCCGAGACGTGGGGCGGGGAGCCGCCCTGCGCAGAGTGTGAGCGGCCGAAGTCTTTGGCCGCGGCAAATGACCTGGCCTGGCGATGCTGGCTCTATTGCAACAAGGGCGGCCGGGACGGCATGAGCGGGGCAATGCGGATAGAGGCGGTCATGGCGGTGCTGGCCGGAATGGGCGGCGCCGAGGACGACGTTGACAGGGTGCTGGTGGTGGAGGAGATTGCCGCCAGGTATCGCAAAAAGGACGACCATGAATGACGCGGCAATTGCCATAGCCTTGAAGATGGTTGACCAGGCAACCGGGCCGATGCAACGGGCATTTGCCGGGATCGACAAGCAAACCGCGGCCCTTGAGCGGACCATGGCCGGATTGCGGACGGCGGTCGGCATGGTCGGCGCGGCGTTTGCCGCGGTTGGCGTGTCGATGGGTGCCGGCGAGGTGATCAGGATCGCCGACTCATGGAACAACGTCAACGGCCGTCTGCGGCTGGTGGCCGATTCAGCCGCCCAGCTCGCCGAAATTCAAGACCGGTTGTTTGGGGTGGCCCAGGAGAGCCGGGTGGCCTACGAGCAGACCGCCGACCTGTATGCCAGGATTGCCCGCTCGACCAGGGACATGAACCTTGGCTACGAGCAGACCATCGGCATCACCGAAACCATCAATAAATCGTTGATTATATCCGGGGCGAGCGCCGAATCGGCCAACGCCGCCTTGATCCAGCTCGGCCAGGGTTTTGCCTCCGGCCAGTTGCGGGGCGAGGAACTGAACTCCGTGCTTGAGCAGACGCCGCGGTTGGCCCAGGCCATTGCCGACGGGATGGGGGTGAGCGTCGGCAAGTTGCGGGAGCTTGGCAAGGAAGGGCAGTTGAGCGCCGAGGCGGTGACAAAGGCGCTGGTCAGCCAGGCTGATGCCATCGCCAAAGAATTCGACCGGATGCCGAAAACGGTCGGCCAGGCAATGACGGTGATGAACAATTCGATCGGCAAGATGATTTTCGGGGTTGACCAGGCCGGGGGGGCGACGGCGGCGCTTGCTGGTTGGATTATTGAGTTGGCCGGTGCCATGGATGTTTGGGCCGGGAAGAACAAGGAGGCCATTGCCGGCTGGATTAAAAATTTTCAGCTCGGGCTGATGTCGGTGCAGGCGGAAATCATGCGGGTTGCGATGCTGATCGATAAGCTTGGCGGCACCATGACATTTTTGGCGTCTTTGCCTTCCGCCATCCCGGCGGTATTAGGTATCCAAAGTTCACAAGACCGTATGCAGCGGTTGGCGGATTGGAATATCCGCTATGAGGAGCGATACCAGGAGACGGAACGGGCATTGCAGGCCCTGGCCCAGCGTTACAACGAGATTGAGAGCGGGGCGGCGTCGGCGGCGAAATCAACTGGTGATTTTGTAAAAACACAAGCGAAGACGACAGCGGCGACCAAGGCGGGGACCGACGCGGCCAAAGACAACCAGAAAGAGCTTGACCGGCTCATTGACCGCTATCTCCCCTTGCGCCAGGAGGCCGAGGAGATCGCGGCAGCGGAGGCCGGGCTTGCCGCGTTGCGGGACAAGGGGGCCATTTCCGCGGCTGATTATGCCGTGGCCATGGATAATCTGCGGCAATCGACGACCGCGTATAAGGAGGCGGTCAAGGGCGAGTTGGAGCTGCAGGAGAACGTCAGCCGCTTGCGTGATGAAGAGTACGCGGCGCGGGCGGCGGCAATCGAACAACAGGAGCAGATGGTTGCCTTGTATGACGAGATGACCCTTGCCGTGTTGCCTGGCAATGCCAGGCAGATCGAAGAGGTGCGGCGGCAGTACGCGGAGATGAAGTCGGACGTGGAGACGCTGTTTGCCAGCACCGACATGACCGCGACCGAGGCGCAGCGGCTGGTTGATGGTCTTGATGCGGCGATGGACCGCGATCTGAACGCTATCGAGGAGAGCAACAAAGAAACGGCCACCGCAATTTCCGACACCTGGAAGCACGCATTCGAGCAGATCCAGGACGCCCTTGCCGACATGCTCTACAAGTTTGAATTTTCGTGGAGTTCTATCCTTGACCTTGCCAGGCGCGGTGCTGCAGAGTATGCGGCGGCGCTGATTATGCAGCCGTTCACCGGGGCGCAGGCAGGCGGGGCAGGCGGCGGCTCGTTGTCATTCGGCAACCTCTTTTCCTCTGCCGGTTGGGGCGGGATGCAGGCCAACCTGTCAGCGTTTGCGCTGGACGGCCTGGGCATGGAAGGGGCGAGCCAGTGGATTATGGGCCAGAACTCTTCCATTTTCGGCTCAGGACTGGCCGGGGTCGGCGCGTTGGGGATGGGGCTTTTGTCCGGGCAGAGCGTCGGCCAGTCCGGCGCGGCTGGCCTGGGTGCGTTCCTTGGCGGCATGACCCCTCTCGGCCCGCTCGGTTCGGTCATCGGCGGGGCGATTGGCAACTGGCTCGGCGGCTCGTTGTTTGGCGATGACATCCAGCGCGGGTATCTCGGCACCGGCTACCGCTACGACTACACCCCCGGCGTCGGGTTCTTGCAGACCGACAGCGCCGAATGGCGGGAGGACCGCAACGGCGAGGATTTCCGCGAGGCTTCGGCGGCACTCTCTGACAGCCTGCTTGGGGCGCTCAACACCATCTCCGGCTCGTTCGAGTCGCTTTTTTCCTCACTCGGCCGCGGCAGCCAGTACAGCGAATATCTTGACCAGTTCGGGGCCAGTGCCGGCGGGTCCAGGTCATATGTCAACGATCCCCGCATTGTTGAGGCTATGTATGGTCCGGGCGGCCTTTCGGCTGGGACCGGCTCGACGCTCGACCTTAACGCCTTTATCAGCGGCGAGGACGAAGACGAGATTGCCCGCAGCATAGAAAACATCTGGCAGTCTGCCACCGCCGGGATCATCGCTCCGCTGGTCGCCGGCAGTGCCGATATGCTGGCCGAGGCAATGGAAGGGTCATTTGCGGCGCTTGATCTGTCAATGTTCAGCTCCACCGCAGCCGAAAAGCTGCAAGGCGGCCTGACCGACGCAATCGATCTGATGCGGATCGGGGAGATCACCGATACAGAGAGCCTTGAGCGCGAACTATCCGAGCTGGAAAGCGGACTCGGCCAGGCCCGCTATGTGATTGACTATGTGACGGAGGTTGTCGGCCTGCTTGGCCAGATTGATGATTCCATCGTCTCCGGCAACCTTACCGACGCCGGGCGCGAGCTGGAAAGCATCAATGCAAAGTATGACGAGATGGCCGGGACGCTGGAGCGGCTGGGGGTGGTTGTCTCCGAGACGAACCTTGAACTTGCCAGGACCGAAGAGATAAACAGGCTGACCGGGCGTGTCACCGGATCGTGGCAGGATATCATTGATCAGAACACGATGGGCGAGTTTGACCTTGCCCGTAAAAACCTGGAGAAATGGCGGGATGAGGAAACCAAGAAGGCCATGGAGCTTGGCCTTGCTACCGGCCTGCTGACCCGCGCTTACGATGTCCAGCTCGACAAAATCAACGAGGCGGAAGAAGCGTTTCTTGCTGCCGAGGCCATTGCCGGGCTGAATGAAGAAATCGGGTTGTTGACTGATTCGCTGTCCGGCCTGGAAGGCGATTTGTCGGCAGTGCGGGGCGTGGTTGACTCAATTGACGCCAAGCGGCTCGACATCGCTTACAGTGGTTTCAATCTCGCCTATCCTTCCGACCGGGTGACGGCAGCGACAGGCGATTACTCCTCACTGTTGGCCGCTGCGGGGACAAGCCCGGAGGCTGCCGGAGAATATCTCAATTTCGTCAACACTTACCTGACTGAAGCGCAGAGCGCGTACAAGTCGAGCCAGCAATACCTTGATATTTATGACCGGGTGATGTCGGACCTTGACAGCCTTGGCTTGACCTACCAGACACAGGAAGGGCTGTTGACCGGCAGTATCGACAGCCTCACGCGGCAAATAGCTGCACTGGAGGAACGTATTGCCGGACTTGAGGCCAATGTCACCGTGATAGTGGTTGACGAGAGCGGCAACGAGGTTTCCCGGACGACGGAGACGCGGCGAATCATCCAGAACGACGACGCCAGAATCGTGAGGGCGGCGGCATGATGTTTTTAACCATCACCATCAACAGTACCGACCATTACGTCACCATCGCGCCGGGTTGGGAAGGTGCGGACCACTTTTGGGCACCGCATCTGGCCGCCAACCCGCGTTTTTCCGTGGCGGTGCAGAACCAGGGCGGCTATCTCCGGCCCGACATCAATGAAATGACATTCGCGGCGGAACTGTTTGCCTCGGACTGGCCTCCACCACGGACTTGTGCGGTAACGGTCGCCGCTGGTGACGATGACGACACGGCCACCACTGTCTTTTCCGGGCTGGTGGTGTTGCGGGGCTACAATGCGGAAACCGTCAACTATGAGGTCTGGCAGGACGAAGAAACAACCATGCTATTGACCGATGGCACCGACGAGAACGGGGCAACGGTACCTATTCCGATGCTGCTGGGGTCGGTCGGCCACTTCCTGCCGCAACGGACCCAGGACCGCAGTGGATACCAAACTTATTACAAATCAGGTGTTGCCGGGACATTGCATAGCAATTGGAAGGTTTTTGATGATGGGGTACAATTGACAACAAATGTCACCGACAACGGCGACGGCACTTTCTCGTTGCTCGTCGCCCCGGTCGGCCAAATATCGGTGACCGGCACGAGTTCATACAACAGCCTTGACGACCTGTTCAACTGGGCGGCGTATCGGTTGGGGACAACGGCCACACTCACGACGACCGATCCATCTTTGAATGTGTTATTGCGGCAGCAAATGCCGCTGCTTGATGCACTTGATTCGATTGCCTGGTGGACGAACCATGTTTTTTCGTATGGCAGCGGCATGACGGTTGTGCACAAAAACCTTGATAACGGGTCACGGACATTGACGCGATTTTTCCCCCCACAATACAGCTTTGAGCCGCCAGTCAAGCAGGTTGTCGCCAGCTATGAAACCTTGACGCCAGGCACCCAAGTCAATTCCGCCGGGACGGTTTATCGCCTGCTCTCCGAGAAAATAGACATGGCTGCCGATGGGGAGCTTGCCATCGGCGCGGTAATCGACGCCCCATGCTACAACAACAACCGCTCCGCCGCCTTGATTGTGCTCGGCAACATTGCCAGCAACAAGGCAAAAGTGCGGGTTTCGGTCGGGGTTCCGCTGGCGGAACTCGCCACCATCCCGGCGGTGGGCGAAAAGATTACCCTTGTTGACGACAGGTTGCCGGCCGAGAGCACGGTGGTATTCAGGGTGCGCGGCCTTGATTACAATTTTGGCGACAAAAGCAACCCGGCGATGGTGACGCTAACCGGTGAGGGGACGGTGACGGCATGATCATTATTTACCACGATCAGCTCTATACCCAAAGTGCCACCTCGTCGGCTACCGGGTTTCCTGCTACCAACGTCGCCACCGGATATCCACAAGAGGTGTGGAAAGCAGGGGCGACCAGCGCAACGTTTACCTGCTACGCACCGGCAATGTGCGGACACCTGGCGGCAATCAATGTGCGGGCTGACGGCGGGCTGACGGTGACGGTGACGGACACGGTGACAAGTGCGGTGTTGCTGACAGAGACTTTTGACCTGAGCTACATCACCGACTACTCGGCCTTGGTTGCCGGGGAGCGGCGCGAGTGGAAGAACATCTGGATAAGCTGGAACTGCTCGGCCAATCCGGTCAAGATCGAGATTGCCTTAACGGACAGCACGGCACCGGCAATTGGCTGCTTGAGGGCTGGCGCGGCAGCGGAATTCACCTTGAATCCGAAATACGGACTTGCCCATGCCCCGGTCAAGGCATGGGTGCGGCGGGAGATGAACGACACCTCTTTTTATCTTGAGCCGCGCCAGGCCAGCCACAGCCACCGGGGGCAAATCCTTTTGACCCGCGCCGACGAATACTGGAAATTCACCGACATTTGTGACGGGGTGGCAGGAACACCGCTGGCGGTGCTGCTTGTTCGTGGATTGACGGCGGCGGAGCGGTGCCGGTTCACCCATTACGGATCACTCAGCTACCAGGGCAGCCACGACCATTACCGTCATTCTTCTATCAATTTCACGCTGGAGGATCAGCGATGACAATATGGACATGGACGGCATTCCCGGAGCCATGCACGACGAATTTCACCGTCAATTTCTACGCGGCGGCTGACTCGTGGCTTGCAAATCTCCAGGCAATTGACGCGGAAATACTGGCGGCACGGGGCGGCTTGGCCTCTACCGATGCGCGATTTGATGCGGTGGAGGGGGTGGCGTCCGGGGCCGCATCCGAGATATCGGCGGCACGGGGTGGGCTTGTTGATCTTGACGCCCGGCTTGACCAGTACGACACCGTGAAAAGCGAGGTGGAGGCGGCGAGGGCGACAGAGGTGAATGTCGATGCCCGTCTTGATGCCATTGAGGCGGGAACGCGGATTGCATCCGGGGCAATCACCCTGGCGAAAACAGATTACAGCGGCACGGCTGCCGACGGCTATGTCAAGGTGTACCGGACAGCAGCAGGAAAAGAGGTTTTTGAAGATATTACGGCGGTGGTCGGGTCGGACACCTATCAAGTCAAGCTGACCGGGAGCGGCGACACGGCAAATTATCTCGGCTCATTGCTTGGCTTCGGCCTGAATGTTTCCGCCGGGGTGCTGAAAAAGACAAATCAGGTGGAATGGACGACGGTATCCACGACCCATACCGCTGCGGACGGCGATGCGCTGGTGGTCGCTGGCGGGGCCACGGTGACATTGCCGGCAACCCCGACAGCAGGCAACACTGTGCGCTTTGCCCCTGGCGGCGATTGGGAGGCGAGCAACGCAACGGTGGCCAGGAACGGCGAGAAGATCATGGGCTCCGCTGAGGACTTGACACTGAATAAAAATGCCGGGTTTTCCTTGGTATACAAGGATTCAACGGACGGCTGGAGGATCGCATAATGGTTGAGTTGTCGCAGTTTATCGGCGGCGGGCGTGTGCAGGTTGAGCGGTTCACTTCGTCCGGCACATGGACCCGCCCTGCTGGCGTTGATGCCGTTTATTATCTGCTTGTCGGCGGGGGCGGTGCCGGTGGCGGGACAAGCGGCAACGGATCGGCTGGAGGCGGTGGCGGCGGGCAGGTAGTTGAAGGAATCATGCCTGTTGTTGGTGATGTCACTGTGACAATCGGGTCAGGCGGTGCCGGAGTTTCCGGCGGCAGCGGCAACAACGGCGGCACATCGTCTATCACCGATGGCACCACGACTGTTTCCGCGATTGGCGGCGGTGGTGGCGGTGCGGAGGGCAGCGCCGGGCAATCCGGGGCAAACGGCGGCGGGGCCGGGGCGGAGTCGACCACAAACATCACAGCATCAGGCGGCGGGGCCGGTGCTGGTGGGGACGGCTACGATGCAACGGCGCTTTACACAGAGATTTATAAACTCGGCGGTAGCGGTGCCAACAACACAACAGCAGGCTATGGGTTCACCGGCGGGGCCAGCTCGAAGACGGCTGCAACCCAGCCGAAAAAAGGCCATGGCGGGCCAGGACGGAAAGGGTTTGGCGGCGGGGGTGGCGGTGGTGGGGCAAACTCATATACAGGGCACGGGCGCGATGGTGGCGGTGCCGGGACGATAAACGCCAACGGCAACGCGGCCAGGGCGAACACCGGCGGCGGTGGCGGCGGGGCCGGATCGACCGACGGCACGACGCGGACCGGTGGGGCCGGGGCGGCTGGTTACTGCGAAATCATGTGGGTGGAATGATATGGTCTACGCAATCATTGAAAACGGCGAGGTGGTGAATACCATTGTTGTTGATGGCGAATGTTCGTGCCCTGGTTCGGTGCGGATCGACACACTTTCCCCGGTTCCGGGGATCGGCTGGAGCTATGACGGCGAGACGTTCACCATGCCAGCACGGCTCCAGCCTGGGTGGAGCGGGGAATGAAATATCCACTATTCTTTTTGTTGATGTTGACAAGACATATATAGAGGTGTGATGATATGCCAACCTACCTTGAGTCATACGCATATCTATCAGCCGATGCCAAGTGGTGGCCTGGGCTGATCTTGAAATCCGTGTCGGCGGCTGCTGAGTTCGTAACGGTGTCAGTTGACAACGAAGCTGGTGAGCAGGTCAGGATGTTGCAAACCACCTTGGCACCGAGACAGCAAAAAGTCCTGTCATCTGCTGACCTTTGCCCGGCCCCCGGACGCTACAGCCTCCGTGTGACACGCGGTGAGCTTGTCCACCACCAGCTTTTGCAGGCAGGCCCGACACCGTTCAACTATTCTCACTCTGCTGAGATCGCAACGCAGGCAATTGATGACCCTCTTTCACCAGTGCAAATCAGTGGTCGGTTGTATATGCGCTACAACGGGCAGACTTCGTGCCGGTACATCCGGCGCAAATACCTCGATGTGCTGGAGACTGCGGCGCTTTCAGCGATGATGATACCTGGCCGCTTTGACAACGTTCTCAACATCGGTGACGCCTGCCCACTGGTCGGGTCATGCCCGGATCATCCATCGCAGCATTCAGGCTTCTACGGGGTTGATATAGACTATCCGACGGTTCGGACAAATCTTACACAATACCGAGTACAAACCGTAAACATCTTTGAATTAACCAATCTGTGGGACGGCGAAACATTGATAAACATCGACCGTGAGCGGTGTTTTGAGTTGTGGCGACGGCTGACCGGCACGACTATTTCGACCGATCCGAGGATATTGGCTACTGTCCAGGCATGGGCGGCAGCCAACGGCAAGTCGGCGGTCGATATCGCGCACGTTCAGGGCGACGTAAACAGTATTCAATACAACCATCACACACATATGCACGTTAAATTTAACGAACTGTGAGAGCTGGAAATGAGAGATAAAATCGAGTGGCTTGTTGTGGCAATGGCGTTTTGTTTGATGGTGCTTATCTCAGAGCGGGCCTTCGGCGCGACTGTGGAGGCGAGCTTTTCCCCCGCCGCGACCGCAGAGCGGCAGGTGTGCGTGTTGACCAGTGACGCGCCCGACATCGCTGGGCGGCTGGCTGCCGGGACGCTCGGTAGTGCATTCGGGCAATGCACGACTGCGGACGGCCAGGATAAGGTTTTGGTGGCGAACATCACCCCCGGTAAACAGTGGTATTTCGTCGCCGTTTACCGTGATCCGGCGGCACACGGGATGATCGGTGATTTTACCAACGAGCTGGCACTTGACGTGCCGGTCAACGTGCTGGAGGTGGTCCCGCTCCCGGCAATCGTGCTGGACGGCCAGCAACTCAACATGACGATCACAATAAGCAAATGAAGACGATCTTTGCTGTTTTAGCCATGTTAATGCCGGTTTGTGCCGGTGCAGCCGACTTAAGGACGATCCATGCTGAGTGGGATTATGGCGGCCAGGCGGTCGGGTATCGGCTCTACATTGATGGGACACTCCGCTGCGAGACGGTTGAGGATGTCCGGGTGCTCGAATGCGAGGTGCCGCTTGAGGTTGGGGAGAACATTTTTACCATGACAGCAGTCAACACCGACGGTGAAACACCGCATTCAGCGCCGTTTATCTTGCAGTATGACGGTGTTGTGTTGGTGATAAAGGGAGTGAGGATACTATAATGCCGATAAATACAAGCACATACCAGGCAGACCCTCCTGACGCACAGGGCCGCTATCAGGTTGTTGAGCGACATACCGACCACCTTGGCCGTGAGCACATGGTCCCCTACACTTGCGAGCCTGGCTGGTCGCCGGAAGAGATCCTGACAGCACGGGCAATCAAACTTGGTGCTGAGATTGACCGCCGGGAAGCACAAGAGGCCGAGGCCAATAATTTTCAGGTTCCGTGGACGCATCGTGAGTTCTGGCAGCGGGTGACCCCTGATGAGTTTGCGGCTTGCCTTGAGTTCAGTAAGGTTGATCAAGTCGCGGCTTATTTTTGGGAATTGTTACACACTGACGGGCCGATCTACCCCGGCAATACTCTACTTGTCCAGGGCCTTGCTTACTTCGAGCAGTCTGGTAAGCTGGCAACTGGCAGAGCGAACGAGATCGCGGGGGTTGTCTAATGGCCCATAAATACCTGAATGATGACGGTGGCAATAGTGCTCCTTACGAAAGCACAACCAATGCGGCAACGACATTAAGTGGTCTGTTAGCTGGTACAACCGTTGCGGTCGATGAACATATATGGGTGAAGAGTGATCATGTTGATAATGGCTACACCGCCCATACCACGTTCTCGTCCCATAGTGGGGCAACGCCTTCATCACCACAACGTTTGCTCTCGACTTCTGATTGGGACGCGAGCCCGACCACATTGAATAGTGGTGCGATCATTGGGACGAATGGCGGATACGCCATCACATTTGAGGGATGTTGGTATCTCGATGGCTTGACCCTTGGCCTGAACGCTGGAACGCCAGACACAACATCTACAACTCGTTTTGGCACGAGAATTGGCCCGTCATGTGTAACAGCGCAAGATTGCACATTCCAATGCGATTATACTTTGACAAACGCGGCGTATTGTCTGTGGTTGACAACAGCAGTAAGCACAGCTGTCGAGGTTTCGGTCTTCACGCTGCTTAATCCTGTCTTTTATCCAAACGTTGCGAATACAAGCCTGTTGTTTTTCTATGGATCATGTACCGTCGCTATTGACAATATGTCGTTTCATGCCAGTGCGACAGCACCAAACACATTATTTCGGTCTGGTCTCGGAAGCAATGTGAAGATGGCCGTAACCAATTCTGATCTATCCGGTAAGGCATGGACGAACTTAATCGAGTTCCCCGCCGCGCATGGTGTTGTGGACTTAACACTTCGTAATTGCAAACTTCCATCCGGGGTCACAATCGTTAACTCAAGCGCGGTTGGCCCTTACGGGACCGTCAGGCTGATCAACTGCGATTCCGGCGACACATGGACCAGGCACGAGGAGCATAGCTATCAAGGGGTCTGGTCTGTCATCACAACGGTATATGCCGACACTGATCCAGCTCTTTTTAAAGCAAGCGAAGAGTACAGCATCAAGATGGTTTCATCGGCCAATGCGAGCCGCTTTTTGCCGCTGTACTCGCAATGGATGCCATTGTGGAATGATGCAGCGGCCTATACTCCGGCCATTGAGGTGCTGGTCGATGGGGCAGTCGCCGCTTTGGATAACGACGAATTGTGGTTGGAGGTTGACTATAATAGCGGATCAGATAGCCCACTTGGAACACGAGTTACGACATGCCCCGGCCTGCTGGAAACGCCTGCTTCGGTTGCTGACGGGACGACCACATGGACTGGTGACACCGGATGGGATCATAAATTGAGTACGGCGCAAATTACCCCTGATAAGCCTGGGTTTATTTGGATACGAGTCGCACTTGCGAAGGCGTCAACTACCATCTACGTCAACCCTCCGAGGCCGTAAATGGCTACTTATCACAGGATAGGGCCGGATGGGTCGATTATCGCTGTTGCCGATGACGGCTATATCCGGATCGGCCCGGACGGGTCACTTGTCATTGGCGACGCTGCCGCGGCGGGTGGACAGACCGGTGCGCTGACTGATAGTATCGCTGTAACTTCATCTGAAGCCGGCCTTTCACACCTGATTGCCGCGGTAGCTGATCAATTCGGTGTTGGAGAGACGCCTGCTGGGGTGGGCGCGTACATCGCGGAATTGCTCGACAGTCTGAGCGCCAGTGATACTTTGACAGGCGTTGCCGGCCTCGTTGCGGCGCTCTCTGACTCTGTTGCGCTAACAGGGCTTGAGTCAGCATCAACCCTGGCGTCAGGCGCATTGTCAGACTCGCTGGAACTTTCTGACCAGTCTGTAAAAATCGCGCATCTGCTGGCATTGTTAAGCGACACAGCGTCGCTGTCAGAAGCGTTTGGTGCGCTGTTGCGGGCTAAAGCGAGTGTCGCCGACGTAGTGGCCATTACCGATACGGCTGGTGGGGTAGGCGGATTCATCGCTGGGCTTATTGATCAGCTATCTTATGTTGACGACGTGTCGTTCGCTTCTGGTTCTTCTTCCGGGGCTCTATCGGACACAATAGCTGTTAGCGACAGTCCGGCTGGGCTTGGGCGGTACGTCGTAGTAGTAAACGACAGTATGGAGGTATCGGATGCTGCCGCCGGCATCGCCCGTTATTTGCGGTCTCTGGCGGATATCTTCAATTTAACTGATGCAGCAACAACAACAGTAAGTATCGACGGGCCAGTATCGGTCACCGTCGAAGTTCTGCGGGCGACCGCCACTTTCGAGGTCGTCAAGGCATCAACAACTTATGAGGTCGTCAAGGCATCAACAACTTATGAGGTATTATGACATGAATAAACTGGCTCTTTCCGGGAAATGGACTGTTACCCACCGCGCTGCTGACGGCAGGATTATCTCCGTCGAAAATATCGACAACACGATAACCAATGAGGGTATTGACTATCTGCTCAATGCCGGGCTGCACGGCGGTACCCAAATATCATCATGGTACATCGCGCCGTGGTCAACAAACACCACCCCGACAACGGGGCACACCTACGCTACTCCCGGCAATACCGAAACAACAGCATACAGCGAATCGACCCGGCAGGAGTGGGCTGAGGGTGCCGCATCCAGCCAGAGTGTGACAAATGCTACTGCCGCGACCATTACCGCTTCCGGAGCGGTGACGGTGTATGGGTTCGGTATTGTCGGCGGCGGGACCGGCGCAACGACCAAAGCAGATACGGCTGGCGGTGGGACCCTGCTATCTTCTGGGCTCTTCGCATCCGGCAAGACGCTGGCAACCAACGAAACGCTTGATCTGACCTACACTATCTCTGGCGCGAATGGGGCGTAATCATGGCCACCAGGGTGACGACGACATTTAACGACGGGTCGGATGCGGGGCTGCGGCTGACGCTGCTAGACAGCGACGGCGACGCAGCTCTTGCCGGGGCCATCAGTGCTATTACCTACACACTCAGCGATATCACCGGAAATGTCCTCAGTGATCTGGAAGACGAAGCGATTACCCCGGCCAACCCGGTCACCATCCCGCTCTCTGCCGCAGATATGACGGAATCGGGCACTACACCGTTTGGCCGGCGACTGTTGACTGTGACATGGACCTACACGGATGCGCTGCTCGGCTCCGGCACAGTCCACACTGAGGAGTATCTGTTGACTCTCAACAATTTTATCAATGTGTGAGGTTTAGAAATGTCAGATTCGATTGTTAAATCAGCGGCTCGCGGCAGGCTGTTAGCGGCGGCGATTATGGCCGGGGTCACCGTGTACCTGGCGGGCAAGGGCGTGGTGTTGAGTGAGGAGGACAGGGCCGCCGGGGAGGTGTTGATCCTCGGCGGCTTGTCCGGGCTGGCGTCGCTGGTGACGCTGCTGTCTAAACTGCGGGAGAAAGATTGATGGCAGCCGATATTGAGAGGAGAAAAAACCAGATGTCCCGTGAGGAAATAGAGGATATAGTCTCAGCGTGTGTCAGACAGGTGTTCGAGGAGGAACGCGCGTCGTTCTTTATCGAGCCGGAGAAGCACTACCAGCATCATCAGATGATGGAAGCGTGCGCGGTTGGTCGGGAGACGTGGAGAAAAAACCATGAGTTCGTCGAGTCTGTGCGGTCTGGCGCGGAGATTGCCAAAAAAGCCGGGGTAACGGCTGCTGTGATTGCGTTCTTGTCGTTTATGATCGGGGCATTCTGGCTGGCGGTCAAGCACGAGGTGATGAAATGATCCTCAAAGTTGACCAGATTTTGTGCAATAACTGTTACGAGTGCCATCTCATACTGCCGTTCATGTGTGCCCCGGATAGCGGGCTGGACGGTATGCCGGGAATGGCGAAGGGGGATAGTGGGTTTTTCGTTAATCGGCATTGGGCTATTAAATATTTTGCTCGTTTTCACGCTGCTGTCCGGGCCTGCAAGGCCGGAGCGCTCACGATTGAGGAGTGATATTTGTTCCGTGTCTCACGAGACAACAGTGTATGCAAGCATTGTGGCCGATGCGATCAGCATTGGCCGGGAATCGGAGATAGATTCAATTGTCAGGGATTTTTTGAGCTGTCATCGGCAGAGCACCGGGCAAATCAATTGCGGCTCGATTGGGCACGGAACCTCTGCCCACACGACGCGATACAGGTGGAGTGGAAAAGTGACAGACTACCGACCGCTGATTGAGAAATACGCGAAAAAGCACGGCATCCCGCCTGAGATCGTTTACGGCGTGTGTGTGACGGAATCGACGTTGAATCACAACGCATTTCGCTACGAGCCTGACTACCGATGGACGGTGGACCCGAAGGCAGTGAAGCCGCCGCTGTGCTCGACGTTATCGGAAGAAATGTTACAAAAAACGTCGCTCGGAATTATGCAGGTGATGGGCGCGACCTTCCGAGAGCAGGGGTTCACTGGTTGGTTGCCGGAGGTGTTTGGTAATGTCCACCTGCAATTTGAGCACGGGTGCCGCTATCTCGCAAAGCAGATCAGACGCTTCGGCAGTGTGGAGGATGGCATTGCGGCGTATAATGCGGGGCGGCCCGTGCGAGTAGCCGGCGGCAGGTACGTCAACCAGGAGTATGTCGACAAGGTGCTGGAAAACGCAAAGGGGTGGGTGTAATGTGCTGCAAATTACCAGGGCCAGGAGAGGTATTGACAAGAGATCAGGTGTTAGCGATTGCCGATGCCTGGGGCTGGACAGAACTATCGGCGCGGATCAGGTCCACTCCTGCTCCTGAGCGTGATTTTGTTTCGGACGGTGGGTCAGGCGGCGCCCCGAAACGCTGGGGTGGGGTAGACCTGTACCCGGCGTATTTCGAGCATGATATCGAATACTGGCTCGGCGGATCACCGCTTGACCGTCTGCGAGCCGATGCGCGGCTGATGCTGAGAGTTGCTGATATGACATCCGATGTCATATTCGCTGAGATTGTTTTCAACGCCGTGCGGGCCGGCGGCGATTTTCCGGGCGCGTCATGGCGCTGGGGTGAGGTGGGGGCGAACCGATGAAAGAGCAAATGTGCTGCCGGTGCGGGAAGAAATTTGCCGGGCGTTGCTGCCCGGCGTGTGGGATGCCATGTTGAGGGTAGAGGACGAGCGGAAGGATGCCGCTGATGACTATGTCCTGCCTGACTGCTGGGATGTTTACCCTATGACAGACTGTCCTAATTTTTTTACCTGTGAGGCGCATTGGGGGCCGGTTGATGACTATTACGCAGATTAACGAGCCGCAGTGCAAGCACGCGGTTGAACGCTGGCGGTTTAACCGCATCACCAGAAATGTCGTCTATTGGGTCGAGTGCGATGTTGATGGAAAGCATTGTATCATGTTCGATTGCGAAATGTTTGACGGTGTGGCTAATAAAATATATTAGTCATTTTTTTTAATACTTATTCTTTTAAAATCGAATTGTTATAAATAAATTTTAGCGTTCGGGACGCTAGGGTCGGAGGTTCGAATCCTCTCGTCCCGACCATTTAAAAACAGCTATTTAGATGTGTTTTTGGTTGGTTGAAGTGCTGGCAATGCTGGCTAATTATTAGCCAAGGTCAGGGAGTTTTTTAACGGTTTGTCGGTGCAGCTCCTTGGATGTGTGCTGGTAGGTTTTCAGGGTGGTTTCCACCGATTTGTGGCCAAGCATCTCGCTGACAGACTTCAGGTCCGCTCCTTGGTCAAGCAGGTGGGTGGCGAAGGCGTGGCGGAGGTCGTATGGGCGCAGGCGGCGAGTGATGCCGGCGCGGCGTTTGGCGGCGGACCATGCTGTTTTGATCGAATTTATTTTCTTTCCTTTGTGGTGGATGATCGGAATATCAATTCCGGCATCCGCGTCTTTCCATTCCTGCAGTTTTTCCGCAAATGTCCCATGTATCGGGATATCTCTATAAGTGAGGCCGTTTTTTTTGGCCGATACTATTCTGATTGATTTCCGGTTGAAATCGACCGCGTCCCAAGTGAGGCCGAAGAGTTCGGCGGCGCCTGGGCGCAGGCCGGTATAAAAGCTGATGAGGAGCGCCCGTCGCAGGTGGTCTGCTGCGTGCTCAAGCAGGAGTTGCAGTTCGGCAACGGTTGGTGGCTGGATGATGCTGTCGTCGCGTTTTGGGCGACGGTATCGCTGCAGGGGGTGTTCGGTGATCAGGCCGCGGGTGATCGCCCAGTTGAGGATAGCGAGGAGGTCGTCGATGTCGCGGCGGATGGTGGTCAACTTGCGACCTCGTTTAAGGCGGTCGGCGACGTATTTGTCTATTTTTGCTGGGGTGATGTGGTTGATGTGCAGGTGGCCAAGGGCCGGGAGGATGACGGCATCCATTTTGTTGATCTGGCACTTGAGGGTGGTGCGCTCCGATTCGGCTATTTTGGCGGCGATGTAGGCGGTTGCCAAGTCGCGCAGGGTTGGGAGCGGGTTTCGACGGATGGTGGTTTTGCCGCCGGAAATGTCGGCGTCAAAATCTGCGGCGGCTGTTTCCGCTTCCGGGCCCCGGCCGAAGTAACGCCATTTTTGCTTACCGGCCTCGTACCAGACGACGGCAATGCGGCCGTCCGGTTTGCGCTGGATGCTCATTTGTCGATGGTCCAGACATCGATTCCGTATTTTTTGGCGAGCATCATGGTCCGCAGCCAATGGATGGAATCACCAGGGCCGACGATGAGGAGCACGCCCGGGCGGAGGCCGGTCAGGTGGGAGTAATAGAGGGACTGACCGATTGCCTCCGCCCATTTTTTGCCGAAATCGACCTCGACCGCGTGGGTGGCGGTGAGGCAATCGACGCGGGTGCGATCCGGAAGGATGTGTTCAACCTGGCCGGCCTGATCGGCACACCATTTTTCCTGGTAGTATTTTTCAGGGAGGGGATTGGCGGCGGCGATGGCCGGCAAAAGCAGGAGCATCGGTGCGATGTAGGTCATCATTTGTGGTGCCACCAGATCCGGCAGCGGGTGACGATGTACCAGATTATCCCGGAAAAAACAGTCAGGGCTGGGAGAGACGGAGAAAACCCGAATATCCCCTGGTTGTTTTCCGGGGTGCTTGGTGATTGCATAACCATAAGAAGGCCTGTGATGATCATGAGCAATGCCAAGATGGTGTGCATTTTGAGCCGTTTGCTCGTCTGCTGGATGGTGGTCGATTGGGTGCCGATTGCTGCCGCTTCGGCGGCGCTGGAGACCGGGCAGCCGCAGTGTGGGCATGATGATGCCAGCGATGAGACCGGATGTGTGCATTCCCGGCATTGTGTCATTGCCATTTTATCACCTTTTTTTTAAATTTTGTCAGGCTGTGTTCCGATACTCCTTCCGCGTGGGATCAGGCAGATTATTTGCGCCGGTCCGTTTTTTTTTATTGGCAAAATCTTTCCCATATTGTTGTGAAATCTTCTCCGACTTGTTCTTCAAGGAAAGAGAGTTCTGGCTTTCCTCCAGAAATAAATCGCTGAAAACCACCATACCCTCCAAAGCTATTTTTTGAATTAACCTCTCCGCAGGTCATTGGGATATTGTCGGCGCCTTGGTTGAAATAGACATTGCGAAACTTTGCGGATTCCGGGTCTTTAAGGATTGTTTTTGCCGCGTCCATTCCTCTCTGCATCCACCCTATTTTTTTGTGGTCTGTTGTTTTATCAAGGAATTCCTGCTGGTCTGCGATTACTGGTTTCGAGATAAAGAGAATGGCAATAATCAGGAGTAGTTTTTTCATTTCTTCACCTTTTCGTTAAATTTAAAAAAAAACACGTCATTGAAAATATGCGCGAGTTTTCCTTACTTTCCCACTGGGATTGTTTACGTATAAGTGTTTTTTACTGTGTGTCAGGATAAATTTACATTATCAATTATCTAGTGTTATTGGTAAAAAAAAAGCTGCCGCATCTCTTTTTTTGTAAGGTTTTTCTTGGGACGGACGATAGTGTCTTTCGGCCTGGTATAACCTTAAGCGCTGGCTGCCGCATCTCTTTTTTCGGCTGCCTGGCCGGCGATCATGGCGCGGATCATCTCTTTCAGCTCGGCCATATCCGCTTCATGCTGTTCCTTCATTTTTTGCAATTCATCCTTTACTCCATGCATCTCGCCCTCCATTTTGACCGCTTGATGGAACGCCCTGACGTTTGACGCCAAGGCTGACCTGTAAACTGTCTGCGACTCAAGCACCTCGATGGTCATGCTGAACGATTCTTCTGTTGGCGCCGGCTTGCTGTTTTGCTGCTGGAGCAACCGTTCCCGTGTCTCTGGTCTGCCTGGTTCGACGCGGGCGGCTATTTTGTTGTTTTGCTGCTGGGGCGTGGCTGATTTTTCGCCAACCAGAATCTGCCGCCCCATGGCCAACATGTCCTCGTAGGTGTAACCGAGGGCGGTGGCTATTTTTTCTTGCAGTTTATGGGACGCTCTTCTTCTCTCGGCAGTAATATCGCTGATGTACTTTGACGTCACCCCGACATTATTGGCAATCTCCGCCTGAGTTATCCCTCTGTTTTCAATGAGTTGCCTGAAGGCAACTCTGAATGATTCGTATGATCTTCCCATGAGAATATAATAACAAAATGTTATTTTTTATTCCACATAAAAAATTGTTCTTGACAAACATAAAATGTTACATAACAATACGGACATGATTCGCGGGATGAATACAAAAACAGCACAGGCTGTCGGAGTAACGGCAAAATTCATCGGCGATATTTTTGCCGGGCGCCGCAGACCTTCGTCATCCCTGGCTGTCCGCCTGGAGTCCGTCACCGGCATTCCGGCGGCTGACTGGATCTTTGCCGAGCCGTGCGAGTTGCGGGAGCGGCTGGCGGCAATCTATGCCAAAAATGGTTTAGTAGAAGGGGGATGCAATGCGGAAATGATTAAGCAACCTTCAGACATAGAAAAAGCGATCCAGGTGCTTGATTCCTCAATCAGAAGATTGCAGGAGGAGCGGCGGCGGTTAATTGCCTTGCTGCCTGATCTCAAGGAGCGCGGCAAAAGGCGCGATGATCGCAGTATGAAAGAGATGTTCGGAGGGCTTATATGATGGCAACTCCTCCTTCACGGGTGGCCGCTCGCCGTTCTGGGAATGTTCCGGAAGCCGCGGCGATTAAGGGGACTGGAGAGGGAAGTCGTTCCCTGCCGTTGCCGGTCGGTCAAAACCGGCTTTTCTTTTGTCTCAAAACCGGGCGCAGGCTTTTCGACGGGTGTTGCAGGGTTTGCGGCCGAAAATGCGAAAGGAGAGGGTGATTGTGATGAAAGTTTCTGGAGAGATTGAAAAGCATCGGGCCGCTGTCGAGAGAATCATTGATCAGGTTGATATGCCTGATTTTCTGCGTGACGCATTGATGGCGCATTTTGACCATGCTGTTGGGATCGGGAATATTGAGTTGTGCAAGATGCGCAACCGTGTTTCCGGAATGGTTGCCAGGCTTGAGGGGATCAGGGTGGCGGCATGAGAGTAATTCCGCCATCTGCTCACATTTGCAGTGAATTGGAGGTGATGCCGATTGCCCAGCGAATCGAGGCATGTGGGCGCATCTGTTACAAGAGCGAGGACAAGATCACCGGTGATTCTGCAACTGGTTTTGTCTCAGATATCATCAAGCGTGGACATCTTTCTGTTTTGGAGATGGCATCTCTGACATTGGAGGTGGAAGCCGGGAGCGGGGTTATTTCTGAGTTTATCGCTTCGCAGCCGAAGTATTTTGTAATTGATTGGCTGGAGGCGGAAAAATTGCTGATCACCGGGAGCGTCAGGGCTTTCTATGAGTTGCCATGCACGCCGTCTTTCCTTGGGCTTGCTATTCTGCAAGCGTTGCATGGCAGATATCCTGAGTTTTTCCCTGATCCACAGATCGGTGGGCGTGTCTCAATTTCTGTTCGTGAGGTCACGGCAAGCGAGCAGGCGTTGTTCGGCGATGGCTTACAGCTAAGGCATCGCAGGGTTGCGGCAAAATTTATTGTCAACAGGGCCATTTCTCATGAAATTGTGAGGCACCGACCCTGTTCTTTCCTCCAGGAGAGCCAACGGTATTGCCGGTACGGCGCCGCCAGGTTCGGCGGCGAGGTGACATTTGTCAAGCCGTGTTTCTATCAAGAGGGGAGCATGGAGTATGTCTACTGGTACCGGGCCTGTAATCGGGCAGAGGCTATCTACCTTCATCTGCTGGAGACGTCATCTCCACAGGCGGCAAGAACTGTGTTGCCGAATGCCGTAAAAACGGAATTGATTGTCTACACTGATTTGAAGCAATGGCAGCACATATTTCATCTCCGCACAAGCAGCGCCGCTGATCCATCAATGAAGGAAGTCATGGTTCCATTGCTCGGTGATTTCCGCTCCATGTGGCCGCAGTATTTCGATTTTGTGATGGAGGCTGCCTAATTCCCCTTTTCCCCCTTTTTTTTGTCAAAAGAAAAAGTGGGTCCTTCCTGGTGCACATGAAGCAAGGTTCCGGGCACCGCGGTGTGTCTGGCCGGGTTGTTTCCGCTTGGTGGTGGAATTGTGGAAAGAGGGATGTAGGTATTAAAAAACAGCAGAATAACAGAAAAGCGTCAAAAACATGACACAAGGTAGAGGAAACGGTGATTTGGCTGAAATGGCTGCGCAAGTGCAGGCGCGGGCGGCTGAGTTGCTGGCCGGCGACGGCGGAGAAAAAAAGAAAGAGTTGCCGTATGATTTTGTCAAGCAATGCCTTGATTCAAACGAACGCGGTGATGGATGCCTGTTTGCGACATTGCATCGGGGGAAATTCGTCTTCAACACCACGCCGAAGGATGGCGAATGGTATGCCTGGGACGACCATGTTTGGCGGATTGATGATTTCCGGTTGTCAATGGCTGCAGTCGAAGACGTGGCTCTTGAGTACGATAAGGCGGCGGAGCAGGCTGCCACGTTGATGAATGATGCTGAGGATAAGGACGACGCGAAAATGAAAGAAGAGATTTTCAAAAAATTTCGCAAGCGGGTTGACCGGTTGCGCACAGAGAACGGAGCGAAAAAAGCTCTGTACTGGGCGCCGGTCGTGTTGCGGGAGATGGCGTGCCGGGAAAGTGATTTCGACAAACAGCCTTGGTTGCTTCCTGTTCGCAATGGGGTGGTTGATCTGCGCACCGGGGTGCTCACCGCCGGCCGGCCGGATGATATGCTGACCAGGGCCCTAGACATCGATTATGATCCGCGGGCGGATTATCAACCATGGGTTGAGTTTGTCGAGGAAATATGCGGATCGTCAGAAATGGCCGGATTTATCAAGCGGTCATTCGGGTGCGGGATCACCGGGCACGCCTATGAGCAATATATTTGGGTATTCACCGGCCCTGGCCGCAACGGCAAGGGGGTGCTGTTCGACCTGGTTGGAGAGGTGATGCGACCATATTACCATGTCATCTCCAGGGCGATGCTGATTGAACAGCGCTCGGAGCCGTCGCCATCGGCGGCGAGCGAGCATCTGTATTCCTTGATGGGGAAGCGGATCGTTGTCGGGGCGGAGACGAACAAGGGCCAAAGAATCGATGCCGGTGCGGTCAAGTCATTGACCGGTGATGATGACATCAAGTGTAGGCCGAATTTCAAAAGCGAAATAGTTTTTACTCCATCACACAATCTCTTTCTCCACACCAACCATGTGCCAATTGGTCTCACCCGTGATTTTGCTCTGGTGCAGCGGCTATTATTGGTCGATTTCCCGCTTATGTTTGTGGCTGATCCAGAGGCAGAGGCGCGGAAACGCCCGGCAATGGCCTTGCGTTTCCGGCGCAAAGATCCGACCCTCAAGGATAAGCTGCGGGCCTGCAAGCAAGGGATACTCCGCTGGCTGGTGGAGGGAACCAGGGAATGGATTGAGATAGGCTTATCTCCTCCTGAGCATGTCAGCTCTGCGGTGACGCAGGTTGCCGATGATGAGGACTATGTGGGGCGATTCATGCGTGATTGCCTGGTTCACTTCCCTGACGACACCGATCTGCGCATATCGACAACAACGATGTATGACGCCTTTTCCTGGTGGTGGTCGCTCAATATAGACGAGGGAGAAAAGCGAAAACCGGCGATGAAGACGGTCAATGCCTCGATCAGGGAGCGAGGTCATGTTGTCGAGTCTGTGGGAGGGAGGGCATGGCTATACCGGCACGCCATTGAGCCGGATATCGTCGCCGATGTCGAGGAGTTTACCAAGAACCGGCGGCGCAACTCATGAACTCATGGGTAACTCATGGGCAACTCATGGCAATTAACAATGCGAAATAATTTAAAAAATAGCCTTATCCATGAGCAAATGAGTTGTGCGGGCGCGTGCGCGTGTGATTTTTACCAAAAAAAATATTTTACGCGCGTATATACATCATTTTTACTCATTTACTCATAATATATTCATAATTTAACCATAAAACAGGCACTTAGGTGCCATGAGTTGGCCATGAGCTGGCCATGAGTAAATTTACAACTCATGATTGATACCATCCTGACAGATATTGCCGAAAAACACGGACTGCGCAAAAGCGGCAGCCGCTATGCAGGGAAATGCCCGAAATGCGGCGGATCTGAGCAGTCAGACCGCTTTCAGATCCGTGATGACGGCGGTTTCAAATGTTTTGCCTGCGACTGGAAAGGTGACATAATTACCTGGTTGCGGGAGATGGATGGAAAAAGCTGCCCGGGGGCGCACGATGCGGCCGGTTTGACATGCCGGGCAACGGGATGTCCGGTTGCTGGCACCTGCCGGCTGGGTAACGGATCAGGGGTAAGCCCGGCCGCCGGGCGAAAATCGGTGGAACCGCCGCCGGTAGTGGCAGGGAAACGGTTGCCGGTGCGGCAGGTGGCGAGCCCGGACGAGTTGTGGAGGGAGTGGGCGGGGTATTTTCTCGCAGCCTGCAGGGTGCGCTTGCAGGGTAAAAAGGCGGAATTGACCTGGCTCGCCTCCCGCGGCATTGACGCTGCGGCGGTTGAGCGATTCAATCTCGGCTGGAACGGGGGAAATGGCCACGTGCAGCGCTCTGCCATCGGCTTGACGCCGGTGAAGGACGGCAAAACGGAAATGTGGCTGCCGGTTGGACTGGTTATACCGATCATGGCAGATGGTGCGGTACATCGAATCAGAATTCGGCGGCCGTCTTGGTCCCGCGAATCGTTTTTGCCTGATCTGAAATATGTCTGGATGGAGGGCAGCGGCAATGCGCCGATGGTGCTGCAGCCGTCCGGGCCCCTGCGAGGGGCGGTGATCGTCGAGGCGGAGCTTGATGCCATGGCGGTGGCAGCGGCCCATGGCGATGTTTTGGTGGTTGCCCTGGGCACAGTGAACGGGCCGCTCCCCGTCGAGATGGTGCAGGCGCTTGAAAAATCCCCAGTCATCCTGGTTGCTCTTGATGCCGACAGCGGAGAAAAAGGGAGCAGGGCCGGGCAGAAGGCAACGGCGACCTGGCTATCACAATACCGGCAGGCTCGGTATTGGCCGGTCCCTGCAGGGAAAGACGTCGGCGATTATGTGCGGGCCGGCGGGTCCGTGGCTGCCTGGGTTGAGGCCGGGTTGCCGCCGGTGGTTGGCACTGCGGCCGGCCATGAGGCCATGCAATCTCCTGGTTGTTTACCAGTGGGGGGGGCGGGGAAGGAAATTATAGAATGTCAAGATGGAGCGGGGGTTGTGGTGGTGGAGTTGGTGGATGGCCGGCTCGTGCATGTGGTGGAGGCCCGCGGCGAGCAAGAGTCGCAACGGGCCGCGTGGCGGCGGTTGGTTGCCGCTGGCCAGGTGGTCTTTTCTGAGAATGAGTTTTTGCGGTTGCGGGCTGCGTGTGTCGCTGCCGGCGGGGCCGCTGGGGAAAAGCTCGCCATGGACGCGGTCGCGGTTAAAGAGGTGTTCGCCGGGGCTTATGTGCGGAAGGGTGGTGCTGTGTGATGGATGGGGCTATCCTTCCCCAGGAGATACTTGATAAGCTGCCGGCGACGGCCAAAGCTGAATATGCGGTGTTGCATAACGCGGCAATGGCCACCATGCGGGCCTATAACAGCGACCCGACCATAACTAAACTGCGGGATTGGGAAGGGGCAAAGCGGGCGCTGGCGGAGAAGCAGGAAGCCATCCTTTGTGGCGTGCCGGCCGGGCCGGATGTTTTTGCTACCCAGCAGGAGGTGTTGGCTTATCTGCTGGTCCGTGGCTATAAAATAGGCAAGAGCGCTTTATCAAACCATGTGCGGGCGCGGCGCTTGGCGCGGCGCAAGGACGGTTTCCGGCGCCGGGATGTTGACCGCTTCGCGGAACTGGTGTTGCGGGATGCTGGCAGCGGGCTGGACGCCAAGGCGGACCGCTCGGCCGATTTGCTCGAAAGAAAACTGAAAGCGGAAATTCGCCGGACAGAGGAACAAGCTGAAAAGGCCAGGATCGAGCGGGAGATGATGGAAGGCAAGTTGATCGACCGGGAGCAGGTTGAATTTGAGCTGGCCGGCCGTGCTATTGCGCTGGAGGCTGGATTTGATCACATGGCCTACACCAGGGCGGCGGAGATTGTCGAGGCGTGTGGCGGCGATCATGGCCGGCTTGACAGGGTGATCGATGTTTTGATGGACGCCAAAAACGGCTGGTTGAATAGTTTTGCCAACGCGGATGATTTTGTCATAACGGTGAGGCGTGATGAAAATACCTGAGCATTGCCCGGTGGCTGGCGCCGGGGCGAGAATGACGAGGGACGGGTTTGCCATGGCTTGTGCCCGGGAGCGGAGGGCCTTGTGTGGCAATGCTCATGTGGTCGGGCGGCATGGGTTTCGGCAGACGTGCGATGGATGCGAGATAGGCGCGGCGGTGGAAGACGGGAGAGATTACCCGCCGCCGGCGAGGGTTAAATTTGTGACGCTGGCGCGGTTGTGCCGGGATCGTGGGTGACGCTGGCGCCCAACGGTGAGGCGCCCATGAGCGCCAGCAAAAACGCCGCGCCACGAAACGAGCCAACCGGCAACCGCAGCTCCACGCGGTCGCCTTGGCTGAATTTTTAAAACATCCTTTGGAGGAACTATGAGAACTGCAAAATTTGAAAACGGCGACTTGCTGCGTGACAACGTGACCGGCCTGGAGGGAATTGTAATGGTGGTAGCGCACTACTCGACCGGGTGCATCCATTACGGGATTCAGCCGCAAAAAGTAAAAGAAGACGGAAACGTCCCGGACTGGACTTGGCTTGATGAGAGTAGGTTTTCTCTGGTGCGGAGTGATGCGGTTTCTTTCAATATCACCTCTGGCCGCTAGGGTCAGCGGACCCGAACGAGCGCAGCGAGTGAGGTGTCCGCTGCACCCGATTGTTGTGCCCAATCTGGAGGAACCGATGGAAACCATTGAATTTGACGTGAAGGCGATCCACCCGCGCAACGGCGCAAAGTACAGCCCGAACCTGCACCGGTGGCTGACGGCGCGCGAGAAGAAGCACAGAGCCTGGACGAGCCGCGTTTTCCGCGACCGCGATGGGGTGCTGTGGATCGGCATGCTGGACGAGGGGCTGTACCTGATCGGCTGCCGTCTGATGCAGGTGCTGTGCAACGGCGGGAGAGCAGAGAGCATGGCGTGGAGCCTGGCGAACCTCGGACCTCTCGAAGAGATCGCTGACTTCTGGGAACACTACGCCGCTGACGGCCGGTGCGCGATCGACACCGAGCACAAGATGCACTTTGTCGGTGACGACACCCGCTGGCGCATGGTCGGCGACGAACGCGAATGCCTGTGGTGCGGCAAGGCCCACCAGCGCCGCGAGCGCTACACACGGACCACCGAGCACGAGCGGTGGGTAATGGGGCACAACGACCGGCATAACTGGTAGCCTGATAAATACCACGGAGGATTGACCATGAACCAAGATGAACAACAGCACGACACGACAAAAACCGCCAGCGATAAGGCTATCCACGTTAATGCACTGGTTATGCCTCCTTCCCAGATGGCAGGGCAAGTGTATATGCTTGTTTCTGCGGTCAGTGAGTTGATTCTGGACTACCATTTTGCCCTTGATACTAGGGAGCATGGCGGGATAGCTGCTAACAGGTTGATTAACGATCTGCAAGAGCTATTTGGAATGAACTGGGAACAAGGCAAGGAAAAAGCTCTTAGAGAATTAAGGGCATAACGCTTGAGATCACGGGCCGCGTTAGCGGTCCGCCGTGCATCGATTTGTTAGCGGGCCTGACCCCACCGCAGAAAAAACATGAGGGTACAAAAAAATAGTTAACAGTCGGTTGTCTTGTGGGTACAATAAAATCAAACGATGGGAACAAACCCAAACCCACAGGAGGCAGGCATGGAAAAGAAAGAGATCAGGGGCGAGCGGGAATATACGGTGCATATGAGAGACGACCAGTGTGGCGAAGAAGTCACGATTACCGTACCGCCGGGGACCGAAGAGGAGCAGGACGCGAAAGCTTGGGAGCTGGCACAGGAAAAAGCGGAAGTCTGGGCGCGTGGCGGCGACTGGGGTGATGAGGGTGAGGTGGTGACGGTCCGGTATTACTGGGAGGATGAGGACTCTACCACCGAGGAGATGGAGGAGAGCGTAGACGTAGAAATTGAGCCCGACCATGACGCCCTTATCCGCGCTGCTGGTGGTGACACCGACTGTGACCACGAGTGGACAAGCGAAGGCGAAGGCGGCTGCGACGAAAATCCCGGCGTCTGGAGTCTCGGTGGGACCACCCTTTTCTTTCGCAGGCACTGCCGCAAATGTGGGCTGATCCGCACAGAGACATGCTATGGCTCTCAGCGCAACCCCGGCCAGGCCGACGAAGTGAAATATGAGATGCCGGAATTACTGGGCGGCGATGATGAATAGCCAGGAAGGGAAACGAGGCCGGGGGAAACCCCCCGGCTCTCTCAAACAAGGAGCCAAGAGGCAGACGGTGAAAATCCGTCTGACGGACCTGGAACTGGTGACGGCCAAGGAGTGCGCGGAGATCATGGAGGAATCTGTCTCTGAATTTATCCGCGAGGCGATCCGCGAACGCTGCCAGAAGGCCCGCTAACGCAACAGGTGAGGCGCGACCGAAATGAAGCGAAGCGGCATGGAGGGCGTCGCACTCGACCGACGGGTTAGCCCGGTTTTGGTCGGATGCGAAGAGAGCCAGATGATATGTAGGGCTTTTCGTGAGGCTGGGTACGAGGCTTATTCGTGCGACCTGGAACCGACGAGGGGGAACCCGGACTGGCATTACCAGCAGGACATTATGGAGGTGATACCGACCAGGCGCTGGGGTTTGATTATCCTGCACCCAGACTGCACAAAAATGGCCGTGAGTGGGAACCGCTGGTACGGGAGCGGAACTCCGCGACACCACGAACGGCAGCAGGCTGTTGAATGGACTGTGAGCTTGTGGGAACTTGCGAAGCAGCACGGGGATAGGGTTGCACTCGAAAACCCGGTGAGCGTGATTTTTCAGTACCTAAATGCGCCGGTGTGCTACGTGCAGCCGTACGAACACGGGCACGGGGAAACCAAGAAGACAGGGTTTGCCTTGCACAATTTGGAGCCGCTGAAACCGACAAATATGGTTGATGGGCGGGAACAGCGGATATGGAAGATGCCACCATCGCCAACACGTAAGAGAGACCGGAGTGAAACATTTCCTGGAATCGCGCAAGCCGTGGTGCAGCAGTGGGGCTAACGCACTAGCTCAGGGACCGGGCGAAGAGTTAGGTTGCACGTTGATTGCGGTAACACAAATAATGCTTGACATGGCTTGATTGATGTATTACAGTTATAACCATGCGAGGCACGGTGCACCGCAGACAACCAAGGAGACGAGACCATGAGCAAATACACTTTCGAGACCCGCTACCAAGCCCACACGATGAGCCGCACTGACTTTGTGACGATCCCAGACCAAGTGGCGCGCGAGCAAAAGGACTACGACGGCAAAACCTTCCCGGTTTTGCGCCGCGACGGCACCAAGGCGCGGGCGATGCTCATGGGCGACGAGTACGGGCTTTGGACGCCCGGCACCGGCGACCCTGTGGTCAAGATGGTATGACCAAAGCAACCCACGGCGGCCCCGGAAGGGGCCAAGGTCGCAAGCCCCTGCCAGACGAGGATCGCACCATCGTTGTGACGGTGCGACTTACTCCAGCGCGGCGGGATAAGTTGCGCCGGCTGGGAGCGCACTGGCTTGCAAAGGCGGTTGATAGGGCGAGGGAGCCTGATGCAACCTAACACCTGAGTTAAGCCGCACCGCGAAGCGGCGTCGGCTTGAATGAATTGTTATGCAGTGGAGACATGATGAACCCGATGCAAGGCAAAACGCCAGAAGAACGCCGCGCCATCGCTGCAAAAGGCCAAGCGACACGCCGGGCCAAGCGTGATGCTGTAGCCGCCGAGCGCCATGCCGCCGAAGTTTACGCGGGCGGGCTACGCGATCAGATTGCAGCGCTTGAGGCGAGGCTTGCAGGGCTGGAACGCATGGAGGCTGCCAACGCCGCTGCCGCTGAGTTGACCGGGAAAGTGCTGCTCAGCGCCGACGAAATCGCCGCCGCCGCGCACCCCTGGCCGCCGAGTGGTGGTGTGTACTTTCTTTTGGATGGGCTGGAGATCGTCTATGTGGGGCAGGCCGTGAACGTACAAGCTCGGATTGCGCAGCATCGAGACAAGAAATTCGACCGCTTTGCTTTTGTGCCGTGTCCACGCGAGGCGTTTGACAAGCTGGAATCCCTGTACATCCACTGCCTGCGCCCGCGACTCAACGGCAATCAGTTGGACGGAGCAAAATTTGCCCCTCTTTCACTCGCCGAGATAGTCGGCCCACTGCATAACGCTGAGCTAAGGGGCCGGCCGCTTGCGGAC